GTATCAATCTTGAGCACTTGGGTACTATCGAATGGTATCCCGTAGATGTGGCCATTAGGTGCCAAGACGCCACCCACCCATTTATTGGTTCCGCTCAGACTTCCAAATTCAGATATACTATCGTTACTTGGGTTTATCTTCAAGATCGTGGTGCTGCTTCCAGGTATCCCATAAACCATCCCATTTGCACCTAGCACGGCACCTCTCCACTTGGAAGACGTGGCGGGCAGCGAGCCGATTTCGTCAACAGTATCGTTGCTCGTATCAATCTTCAACACTGTTGTACCGTTGTTTGGCACACAGTAGATACATCCGTTGCCAGCCAACACTCCGCTGTAATATGGACCATTTGAGACTGTGCCGAACGTTGAAGTTGAATCGTCACTCGGGTTGAGTTTAAGCACGGTGGTGCTGCTGAATGGGATGCCGTAGATGAAGCCATTAGGGGCTAAAACCCCGCCCACCCACTTAGTTGACCCTGCGAGACTTCCAAAGGTGGTAGCACCGTTCGTACTTGGATTGATTTTAAGCACCGAGGTACTGACAAACGGCACCCCATAGATAAAACCATTGGGTGCGAGAACACCGCCCCACCACTTAGACGACCCTGCAAGACTGCCAAAAGTAGCTGTTGAGTCTGACCCACTTTGGTCCTTCGTCGCATTGATACAGGATTGATACCCAGACCAGTAAGCAGCACCTACGTTAGCCCAGGCAACACCGGCACAAGCACCGCCAACTAAAGTCGCCTCAACTTCTTGCGACATGCTAGCCGTACTGGACGGCGCGACCGAACGCTCCATAACTGCCACCACTGCTTGCAAGATTGCCGCAGCACTGGCGGGATTCTCCGCGACGACTGGGCCGACCTCACCAAAGACGCTGCTCTCAACCTCCATGATATTTTCACTGTTGACCTTGAAAATCTGCTCAGGTCGAACACCCTTGACTTCACGTCCGGTGATTATCCAACCTGTGTGTTGCTCAAACTCAGTGATGTCTTTGATGTCGTAACGACGGTTATCATAGACCAACCAATCGTCGTTGACGATTTCATAGTCGTTGGGCAAGTCACGAGCATCAATGATAAACATCCGTGTTCCCGCATCATACGTCCCACCATAGACGAATGTTTTGTTTGCTGATATTACGGAGATCGACTGCACAGCCTCGCGTTGGATTTTAACAGGCAACACAATACATTTAGGCACCGTAATCATTGATCGGGTGTATGTCTTGTCGCCAGTCTCGTAATCCGTGTCGGTGCTTCCAAGTTGGTACACATCGACCCGCCCACCGTACTGCCTCTTGAGGCTGTACAGCGTTCTCCGAAGAAAGCGGTTCATACTTCTATTTACGCCGCTCAACATCTCTGACTCCTTCAGGTGCGTCACTTGCTTCGATGTATGGACAGCGGTTACAGAGCCGCTCCATTACGTGTGCAACCCAACTCAGACATTCTGCGTTTTGGGCCAAAGCTGTTGTAGACCGTTCTACCAGACTGAACAAAGTGTCTCGCTGGTAGTCTTCGAGTTTTTCAACTCTTGTGGAAAGCGCGTCTTCTCGTTTCCAATCGCGCCAAATGAAAAACAGCACAATGCCGACAAGAGGACCAAAGTTGGCGAGTAATTCTGTCAGCATTTCCGAACCTGCTGCTGCAAAAAGTATTTCCATGGGACGCCCCCTTAAACAAAAGAAACCGGGCGGGCGAGCTTTCGCCCGCCCGGTGGTAAGGGGTTTATCCGAGCATGATGCAACCGAGGTTGGCATCCAGCTTAGCCACTCCGCAGAGCAGGTCAGCCGTCACGATCGTGCCCTGGGCACTGATGTCGTACTGCATCGAAACCCGCATGGCCACGTCGTTGTACGCACCAACGGCCGACCGGACACCAAGAGCGGTATTCGGCAGAGCCAGCGGACGTGTAACGAGCGCGAGAGCATTGCGGTGGAACGCAAAGTTGAACGAACCAGACGGGCCGGGGAACGCGATGTCGTTGTCAGCCAAGGCTGCGGCCAGCGGGCGATCCAACCACGCCAAGTGGCGGGTTGCGTCGTCGGGATCAACGGCGATGCCGATAATCGTGTACACATGACGACTCGCACCTTCCGCGAACGCGAGCAACTGGCCAACCTGCGGCGGCTCTGTCATCACGGCGTTCGAGAGGTCAAGAGCGATGCCCTTCGAGTAGCCGGAAGCATGAATGCCATCCACTTGACACGACTTCCACACGACGACTGCATTCGTGTCAACGCCGGCTGCGGTCAAGCCAGAGACCAGCGTGATGCTGCTGGTGTCCGTGGCGTCATCCGTGGCGGCCGACACGACATGCGGCTTACCTTCGCCTTCGATCCAGACATACTCACCATCCACGACCGTGTAGGCCAGAATGGTCACGGCCAGGACGGTTTCGCCAAGAGGCTCACCGCCATTGAGTACGCCAGGGGCGTTGTCCGTGCTAGCCTGCAAGAGGCTCGGAATGTTCTGGTCCATGTAGGTATCGAAACCAAAGACACGGCCCAGGCTGGCTTCACGCAGAGCGGTTCCATCGTCGCCGCGCTTCTCAGCACTGACGAACAGTTCCGTTTCCAGAAGGTCAGTTTCCGACGCAGGCGAAAGAACCATGTTCCGTCCACCGGCGTAGGCCTTGTTCTGGTTCATCTTCTCACGCGCGGCCAACAGATAGGACTTCGCATTCGTGGAGTCCATCGTCTGAAGTTGACCAACGTTGTTGGTGAGGAACTCATGGACCTGACCACACAGAATGCGGTCAACCGAGCTAGCGATTTCCTGCGCGGCGGGCGTCAGGTACATCTCGACCAAGTCCTGGAAGGACTTGCTGGCCTCACCATCCTTGATGGTGAAGGACACGTAGACGTGCTGATCCAGAGGAACCTGCACGTTGGTCGCGACGGCATCCTGATTGGTGACACTGTCAGAGTCGGTCTTCCGCTTAGCCGTGAAAGTTCCGGGCCGACGTGTGTTCACAACGTCGCCAAATTGGGCGACTACGTTACTGAAGTCCCGGTGGACCAGACGAGCCATGACCATGTTCTCTTCGAGAATGGCAAGACCTTCCTGAGCCCACAGTTCCGGGATCAACGCATCGTTGTCATTGGCATAACAAGCCATGACGGGGTGGCTGTAAAGCATATTCATAGTGCTTTCTCCTAATTGGTTACTTTTGCCCATACTGGGCGGTGACAACAGTTCAATATCCTACATTGGATATTGCCGTGACCCCTTTCTTTATACGTCTCGACGCTTTAGGCCCAGGGCTTCTGGGTTTTCCCTGCGAACCTTACGATACTGCTCAGCAGTCAACTTCGTAGGATCAATACGGCCTTCGCCCGACTTGACGCCGCCGGTTGCGGAACCTGACCCGATACCACTTACAACGTTTGAGCGAAAGAGGTTACCGTAAAGTTGCGGCAACTCCTTCATGCGTTGTACAGCTTGTTCGGGGGTTCTTAGTGTGGTTTCTTCCTCTCCGCTTGCTTCGTTTATGTCGGAGAAATCAATGATAGGCGTGAACTGACCAAGCGGATTTCCACTGTCGTCAGTCTGTTCCTGCATACGAGTCATCGGGCGGAGCAACCCCATAATCTGCGAAGGGTTAAATGCGCCCTGAGCAATGGCCGCATCCTGAAGCGACCGGTCAACAACAGAGGTTTTGTACAAACTTTCCCACTGACCGACCTGATCTTTTAGGCTTTCCACCTCCGTGGTAAACTCCTCACGCTCTTGCTTACGCTCGTACTCAGCCTGCTGCTTAGCGGTGCGTTGAGAAGCCTGCAAATCCTGAAGCTCAGATTCAATCCTTGCTCGCTGCTCTTTTTGCAAATTCGTGTCTTCCAGCATCGTCTTCATGCTGCCTTCCAGTTTAGTGTACTTCTCCTGATGCTTGCGTCTGTCCTCGGCCAGGAAGGCATTCAAATCCTTCTGAGAAAAGCTTTTCTCAGAGTCCTTACGGGCGGCATCGGCAGCGAGCCGAGCATCTGCGGCTGCACGAGCGGCATCATCGCGGGCTTGATCCGCAGCAGCTTGGGCGGCCTGCGCGCGGTCGGCCAAAGGGTCGCCAGCATCTCCACCACCATCTCCACCATCTCCACCATCTCCACCGTCTCCACCATCGCCTTCGTAGCAGGCCAGGGTCGGCTTCGTCCAGATCAAGTTGTACAGTTTGTCGTTCGACATCGTCACTCTCCTAACATGTGTTAGTCTACCCTACTGAATTTAATTGCGCTACTGTCACGCAGGAAGGGGCGTAGGTACCTCCACGCTGTGGCACTGGGAATCCCGTTTATCAGGTGTTCAACCTGCGTGTGATTCCGATTGTACGTCGTTCTGACTGACGCAATTCCTTGGCTGACCACTCCAAGATTTTCAAGTTCAAGGTCAGGATCGACCCCGTCCAAAAGGGCGTGGGCGATTTCCCAGGAGGCGATTTCGATCTCCTCTGGAACATCAACATCCGAGTCTCGCGGGAACTCTAAGTCCTGCGACCAGTCGGCGTCTCTGAGTTCTTCATCGGTGACATCCAATAGGATACCATCGTCGTCGTACATAATATCGTAAACGGCGGCCTTCTGACCCCGGTAGTTGAGTGCGTCAATAATGACAGTGGCGGCGATCAAAGCCTTCCGTCTATCATCCGTAGACGCATCCGTCCAAGCCTCCTCGTGGAGTCGGTTGTCGAAGTATTCATCAGCGTCCGCGATTGTGCCGTAGTATGTGTACATGTGAATTCCTCGTTATCGCTTGGTTGTTTCCTGATTCAGTTACCTATCCACATGATACTTTGGTCGGCAACAGTGCTAATGAAATACAAGTGCTTCGCATCTTCCACACTCAAGGACAGGGAGGCGCCGGGGACCAGCGGAAAACCACCCGTACCTGGGTCGGAGTCGGCAGTAACATTGGAGCCACCAACCCATATTGGTGCAGAGTTTGTTACCGGGTCATCTCGGCCCGGGGTTCTGAGTACCAAGCCAAAGACCAGTTTCGGAGCAACCTCATCGAATTGAACGATGGAAGCCCCCACTGTCTTATGACCATGATAAACCTTATCAGGGATCGAGCTTTTGGAAATTTTCACTGGCAGCATGTTATCACTTACCTTCGCCACGAACTGGCTTAGCCGCAGTATCATTCAGCGTGGTATCTAAAGCCGCACTGCGCTCCTCCGACCCCTCTCTCCCTGGGTCGGCCGACAGGTCGGCCACACCCCTGGCTGCTGGATTGTTACCAGCACTGGCTGCCGTTTGTGCCGCCAAAACTCTTACGGCTCGGGCCGCATGATCTTCACGGGCTTGCAGGTATTCATCGTCATCGAAGCCGAGTGCAATCGACGCCACCTGCTCACCGCACGCCCCAGCCTCTAAGGCATCGAGGATGGTCTTTGGATCGCTGGTGGCATAGTTGGCTGCGTCAACTTCCTTAAACACGTCGTCCATCTTCGCGGTGTTTACACGGCCTGAAAGCAGAGCGGATACAATGCCCTTAGCAATCTCTTTCTTGACGCTCCGGCCCGGTACTTTGAACATCAACTCGGCCAGTTTACCAGCCTCGGAGATGCGATCGGCATCTGTCTTCAAGCTGTACCGATCAGGGTATTTGATCGTGGCGATTTCCCTGCTCGCAGGTTGGCGTTCTTCATACGCCGCCCAATGGCTGGTGATTTTTCTCTCTCCACTTTCCAGTACCAGTCCAATGAAGGATAGTCCGGCTTCCAACCCTTGGTCACTCATTTGCAGAGCTTCGGCGGAAGTGGCTCGCTTACCGATCTTGTTCGTTACTGCCAAATTAACCAGCTTACGGATGTCATCTTCGAGCTTCTCCTGTAGCTTGAGCGAAGCCTCTAGAGGCTCGGGGGATGGGTGGATGAACTTAGGTCGGTCAGCCTTCAGGTCGTAAGTTCGCCCGTGCGTAACTCCTGTGATTACTTCCCGGTCAGAAGCTCGTTGTCCGCCAGCCATCGCCGTTCCATCTGGGTTCATGGTGGTTTTCAAGTGGTCGCCAACAGCCCGTGCGTCCCGCTGTTCGGTGTAGAACGGGAAGTTTGATTTCAGAGCATACGACACGTCAGCGGAGGTTAGATTTAGTAAGGCTGCTTGATGGTTAGAGACATCCTTCAAAAGACTGTCACCGATGTCCAGCATAACGAATGGAATCCGTTGTAGCGATAATTCAATTGGCCCTTCATCCGTGTACTCGCCGTCTTTGTCAATCGGAACTGACTCGGCGTCATAAAATTGAACATTGACGAAGCCAGTCTCTTTGTCTATCCAAATCAATCTGTATCGCTCGTACTCACCGC